GGCCACCATCGCAAAGTTGATGGAAGCCAAGGCAACCCCAGCGACTTATGATGCTGATGGAGTTGAACTAACACCTAAGACTTACCCTGATGCTGCTACTGTTTATGAGGAAGTAGACATTGATGCTGTCGATCTACGCACACACAGGTGGCTCGCCGCTCGCTACGACAGCGAAGAATGGGCTGCTCTAAGAGCAGAGCGTGATCGGCTGCTGGCTGAGACTGATTGGGTTGTTGTTAAATCACAAGAAGCTGGTGAAGCAGTGCCTGCCGCATGGCAAGCGTACCGCACCGCGCTTCGGGACTTGCCTGCCAACACTACTGATCCCGCCAGCCCTGTTTGGCCGACGAAGCCAGCCGCGTAATGACCGACCTGGTCGACTTGTGGCCGATCGCCTCCGGAGTGATCGCGGTAGCGGCTGTCGCTGTCGCGTTCCGCGCCGAGGTCTTGGTGCGGGTGCGGGTGCTTGAAGAAAAGGTCGCGGCGCTGTTTGCGCTGTTTAACGATCGGCGATGAGGCGCCTGGCGCTTGCGGCAATTATCTGGCTCGCCTCGGCGGGCTTTTTTGTTGCCGCAGCCGGCACGGGCTGGGTGCGTGAAATAACAATCGGGGACGAAATCTGATGCGCGACCATATCGTTGGCAGCGCGGCGACCGCAATCGGCACCGCGGGCATGGCGTACCAATTCACCGTCGACGCGCTGTCGCTCGTCGTGTTAATCGCCAACGCGGTCGTCGCGCTCGGCGGTATCTATCTGCTCTACGTTCGAATCCGAGCAGCGCAGCGCAGTGCAGAGGATTAGCGACCGGCATCAGCTTGGCGCTCATTCGGAAGCGCGCGTGGCGCTGCATTTGATCGAGCGCGGCTGGCTGATCTACACGCAAGAGTTTCGCGGCAGCGGCCCCGTCGACATTGCGGCTGTGCATCCAGACGGCCACGTTTTTCTCGTCGACGCAAAGAGCGACAAGCAGCGGATAATCAAGGGTCGCAAGACGCCGTCGCGCATCAATCGCCCTCGCAGCGACTTGCAGCGGCAACTCGGCGTCGTGACGGCCTACGTCACGACACACACCATCGAATTTTCCGGCCCCATGTCCCCAGAAATCAGAGCGCTGGTCGAATGAAGCCGAATCTGCAAATGATCCGCGTCGAGTTCGGCGCAGACACGATCGACGTGCATCTTGTTGCCGCGCCGACCGACTGGGCGATCCTCGCGAGCGACACGGTTCTGGAAGTGAGAGCGCTGACCGGAGAGGTGACCTACTACCCGCTAAGCCAGGTCACGCGCTGGACGGTGACAGAATTGAAAGGCTAGATCATCCGATGTTGCACATGGCGTTTAAACTTCTGGGCGGTCCCGTCATCGGCAAGGTTGTCGAGGCGGGCACGCGCTGGTTTGAGAAACGGGCCGAGATCGCAGAGGCGAAGCACACCGCGCGGCTGGAGATCGAAACAAAGAAGGCGACCGCCGACATTGACTGGGACCAGATCATGGCGCGTGCCAGCGCCAACTCTTGGAAAGACGAACTTCTGACGATCTGGGCAGTCGTCGTGCTGACCCTGGTCTTCCTGCCGTGGACCCAGGAGTGGGCTCTCTCTGGATTGCGCGGCTTGGAGGCTGCGCCGGAATGGTTCCAAATCCTCATCATCACGGTCTTCGCCGCGTCGTTCGGCGTTCGCGATCTAATCAAGAGCCGTCTGGGCCGGAAGTGACGCAGCTATTCAGCCGCCCGGCGCTCATCAAAGAACTCGTAGCCCACGAGGGGTTGCGCCTCGCCGTCTACGACGACGCGACGGGCAAGCCGATCGAGGCAGGCGACACGCTGGTCGGCAACCCGACTATCGGCGTGGGTCGCCTGCTCACCGCAGCCCGAGGCATCAGCGAGGCCGAGGCGTTCATGCTGCTCGACGCTGACATCGCGGAAGTCGAGCGGCAGCTAGATCACCACATTGCGTGGTGGCGCGACCTGGATGCCTCGCGGCAGCGGGCGATGCTGTCCTGGTCGTTCAATGTCGGGGTCGGGGGCGTGATGCAGTTTAGGAAAGCCTTGGCCGCGATCCGGTCGGGCGACTGGCAGGAGGCCCACGACCAGATGCTCGATTCCCGCTGGGCCAGGCAGGTGCCGCGACGGGCTAAAGACCTTGCAGAGCTTATGCTGCGAGGGTGAAGCCGGAAGACGCTGCGGTTACCCTGCGACCTACACCCTCGATCACGAAATAATCACGAGGATGCTCGCAGTCGCCAACATGTAGTTGCAATCGGCAGTAGTCGCTTGTACGATTCAATCGCAAGCACGGCCTCGTTTTTTCGTGGCTTGGCTGCTAAGTGATTGAAAAGATTGGCGCGCCCTCCAGGATTCGAACCTGGGACCTACGGCTTAGAAGACTGATCGCGGCCGAAAAAACAACCAGGGCAAATCAATCACTTAGCAGCTTGGCTAAGTCCTTTTTTTGTGTCCGATCACGAAATAATCACAAAAAGGAAAATCACGGAAAAAAGCGCAGGTCGCTCTTGTCACTGTTAGTGACAACAGTTACGTTGTCACTCCTAATTGAGGAGGGACTTACATGATCACTAAACGAGGCCAACTCTATTACGTCGACGCCCGGCGTTTTGGCGGGAAGCAGCGCAAATTCGAGACGCGCGCTGAAGCCCAAGCCTATTTGGAGCACCACAGATCCGCGCACTGGGCGGGCTCGGTGTATCTGGACCCGGTTCGCAGCCTGTGCGTCGCGGATGCGATCGAGGAATACCTCAAGCGCGAAAAGAAGCGCGCACGCGCAGAAAATCTGGCCGCTACGTATGTGCAGAACAAAGCCGTCGCGCTGCGGCAGGTCGCCGCTCTCGGCAGCCCGTCGTTTGGCACCCGGCGCGTGGGCGAGTTGCGGAAATCCAACCTCGCAGATTTACTGGATGTCTTACAGGCATCATGCAGGTCGCACTCCACGCTGAAAAAGAAGTGGGTCATCGTCGGACAGTTCTTTGAGTGGCTGGTCGAGACGGACCAGATCGAGAGCAACCCTGCGCGCGTGCGGCTGCCGCGCCGGACAGACGAGCCAAAGGAGGCACTCCGCATCTCGCGCGAGCAGATCGCCGCGATCATCGAGCACGCGGACGATCGCTATAGGCTAGTCATTCAGTTCTCCGCATATACAGGCCTTCGGGCCGGCGAGCAGCGGGCGCTGATATGGGATGATGTCGATCTCGACGCTGGGGTCGTGCGCGTCACGCGCGCGGTGAAGCACGGCGGCTACGTTGGCCCTCCGAAGACCAAAGGCGGCAAGCGCACGGTGCCGTTGGCGCCTGATTTGATCGCAGAGTTACGCGCGTGGAAGCTGGCACAGCCGATCGAGCAGCGCCGCCAGGGGCTCGTGTTCCCGACGGCGACCGGCGGGGTCGCCGATATCAACAACTGGAGGAACCGCGGGCTGAAAAAAGCCTGTAGGTCGGCTGGCGTTGACTTGATCCGCTGGCACGATTTGCGGCACTATTTTGCGTCGATCTTGTTGTTCGAGCTTAAAGAAGAACACGCAACAATCACCACGTTGCTCGGACACCATTCCATCGCATTCACACACGCTCAATACGGCCACTGGCTCGTTGACGCGAAGCGAGATCGGGATTTAGGCGCGCGTCTCGGCGCGGCGTTGGGGGGACGATAATGAAAAACCAGGAGAACGAGTACGCCTGGCTGGCCTTCGTCACGACGGCGGTCAATCAATACATCGACGACCACGTCAAATATGCAGATCTCGACCCGCTCGACCGACAAGCGTGGCTCGCGCTTGCTGAGAATGAGAAAGCCCGGCTGCGCATCATGCAGTCGTGGGCGCAAACTACATACCTCACGCACATGTCCAGCGGCGCGAAAGCTATGCACACGCCGCTGCGCACATGCGGCTACGCCGTCGCCGCGCACTATTTGGCCTGGGCCCTCGGCGATGGCGATCTGATGCGCTGCAGCGATGTCGAGTACATCGCGACGCAGATGCAGGCTAGCTCGAATGCTGCGAAGAAAGTCGTCCAGAGCCTGATCGCGCAGCGGCGTGTGACGCAGGTAGTCGACCGCGACGACTCGCGCGTCCGGCGGCTCGCGCTGACACGAGAGGCGATCAGAAACGCCGCCTGCGTCAATATCACATGGAACGTGAACCTGTTGTGCGCGGCCGAACAGATTGGCTCGGTCAGCTACCTCGGCTTATGGGAAGATGCGAGCAAGGAGGCGCGGGAGTTCATGCGAGGCTGCCTGGAACGGCACAAGCAAATCTTTGGCTGGGCTGACAAGCCGCAGCCTGCGCTCCACGTCGTGAGGAATTAGGTGGGCTTTTCGAACCTAATTCTAAAACTTAAAATTAAAACCAAGTTCTAAATCTGATGATGACGCCGCCGCCCATGCGCTGGCAGGGTAGCGGCGTCACATCGGAGGAAGACATGAAAATCACGACATACCTCGGCGACTACGCCGACGTAACACTGAGCGACGTAGACCAGGACGGCCTCGCCATCGAGTGCCACGATGAGGACAGCGCGATCGCGCTGGCGGCTGGCATAGCAGACTTACTGCGGCGCTACGCTGTCGAGCCGGTCGCCGTCGGCAGCGTGCGAGACGACTTCGACTTTTCAGGCTGCGCTGCGTAGATCGTCCAGCGCAGCCCGCACGATCCACCAGCGGCGGCCATCCTTCAGCGCGCGAAGCTGGCCGGATTGGCACAGCCGCACCACGCGCATCTGATCTGACCGCGTTGCCGCACCAAACAGCAGCCGTGCCGCGTCAGCCACAGAAACCAAAGCGCTAGTCACAGCGACCCTGTGCCAGCGGCGATCACGATCACAAGCGCGTAGACGGCGCCGAGCACCATCAAAAAGGCGCAGATTTCCGCGACAAGTCTTACACACTGCAGCATAGCTACCTCCCAAAATGAAACCGGGAGCGTAACTATTAGTTATGCCGACGTCAAGCTAGTGATGGTGCGTAGCGACGACGCGGTCGATGCGTAGGACGTCGGCCCGCGGCAGCGTGATGTTTTTTGGGGGATTAAGCTGCTCAAGCGACAGCTTGTCTGCGGTATACGCCCGGAACTGCTTAACGATTGCCAGCGTCTCGCCGCGCTTGGATTTGTATTGGACGACGCATAAATCGCCGGGGCGCAGCGGATTGCCAGGCGACGCGAAAACAACGTCAGCCGTGGTCAGCCGCGGTGACATGCTGTCGCCCGCCACGATCACGCCATAGCCTGCGCCGCGCACTGGCGGGGGCGCGGGCTGGTACTCAAGCGGGCTCGAAACGTCGCTGATATCCTCACCGAGGCCCGCTGCGGCAGCGCCGTAGACCGGCACGGTACGGCCGGTCGCTGGGCTGGTGGCGCTGGCGACGCCCCATAATTCGCCCTCGTCCATTTCAAGCGCTGCGGCAATGCGAGCGGCCAAGTCTACAGTGGGCTGGATCTCGCCCCGAACGTATCTACGGATCGCGGCGCCCTTCATGCCCACCAACTGCGCCAGCTGCTCGGCGGTCATTCGGCGCTCTTGGAGCGCCTGCTTCAATCTGTTCATCGCTTCCTCCCAATAGGCGGCGCTTAGTGCGCTCTGTGCCGGGCTCAACCCTATCGATGTAATTGCGCCTTGACAACCGACCACGCCATTATGTAACTCATAGTGACTTGTTAGTTACAAGCTGGTGATCATGTTCCTTCGCGAATACCTTGCCGCCCGCGGCCTTACACAGCAGGAATTCAGCGACACCGTCGGCGTCTCCCGCGCCACGGTCAGTTATTGGTCGCGCGGCCTCAAGCAGCCGCGCCCAGTCCACGCCGCAAAGATCAGGGCGGCGACGCACGGCGAGGTGACGAGCGAAGATTTGCAAGCAGCGTCGGAGATCGCGCGATGATGCAGTCGACCCCGCCGAGCCGCCCCAGCGACGTTTACCGGCGACACTATCACAGCCACATAGTCTGCGAGCTGTGCGGAGAACTGACGCGAGGCCGCGTCTACGAGAACCGGCGGGAGGTCCACTGCGGATCGTGTACTCGCGTGCTGACGCTGCTCGACGCGGCGTGGGTTGCCGATGAGGTCGCGGAATGAGGGCGGCAGACCTGCTGGCGCAGGCGTCGGAGCTTGTGTCGCAGACCCGCGCCGCGACGCACGGCGACGCACACGCCAACCACTGGAACATCGCGCGGCTCTGGAACGCCTTCCTGTCAATCAGGCCGGAGCCCGCTGATCCTCTCAGTCCGCGAGACGTGGCGCTAATGATGGCGCTCCTCAAGATCGCGCGCACGCAGCTCGGCGACTACAACTCCGACGATTACGTCGACGCGGCTGGCTACATCGCGATCGCACAGGAAGTTGGGGCAATCGCCGAGGTTCTGGCAGATGAATGAGCGCGCCGACATAGACTACGTCCCCTGCACCGAGTGCGACGGGCGCGGCGTGGTGTTTTTCCAGCGCAGCGAGACACGCGCGGACCCGGTCGAGTGCCCAATGTGCTTAGGCAGCGGCGAGGAACTGGCCGGTGACTAGGTGGGTGCGCTAATGGGCAAGGCGCAACGCGACAAGGGCGCTCGCTTCGAGCGAGAGATCGTCAACCGGGCGAAGCTGCACGAACTTGACGCGCAGAGGGTGCCGCTGAGTGGCGCGACCAACTTCGCAAAGGGCGACGTCGTCGTCACCGCCAAGTCGGGCGTCAAGTGGATCTTCGAAGCAAAGAAGCGAGGCGACGGGTTCAAGCAAATCTACGCCTGGCTTGAAGCCGAGGCGGCTGACGCGCTGGTCATTGGCGCGGACAACAAGCCGCCGCTGGTCGTGCTGCCGATGGCCGACTTCTTCGATTTGCTGGCGGGGCGACATGGTTAAGCGTGTCAGCGACTGCGAAAAATGCGACCAGATGAAAGCTGCGTTGCGCGCTGTGCACGATTACGTCAGCCTTGAGCCGCTTGACCTCAAGACGCTCGCCGAGATTCAGCGAGAGCTGCGTGCGCTCATCGCAGTGTGTGAGGCGCACGGATGAACGGCTTCGAGTTGCATCGCGCCGCGTTCACCAACAAGCGCAACCCCGACATCCACCTTTCTGCATCGACCTTGAACCTGTGGATCGCCGCTCCCGACGTCTTCGTCGCGGAGAAACTGCTTGGACATCGCAGCGGTTTAGGGCCTGCGCCCGCGCGCGGCATCGCGATCGAGGACGGCGTCGTGGATGTCGTGTATCGCGGCAAGTCGCTCGACGAGGCGATTGCCAACGCGGAAAAAGCCTTCGACCGAAAAGTCATCCTGTCGTCGCCCAATACGGAAAGAGAGCGCGCGATGATCGCGCCGTGCATCACGCTGGCGGTCGGCGAGCTGGAGCAGTTTGGCAAGCCCGAGTTCGGCGAGGACGGCGGTCAGATGGGCGGCACGCTCGACTGCCGGTGCGACGGGTTCACGATCCCGTTCGTCTACTACTTGGACTTTTTGTATCCCGAGAGCGGGCTGATCGTGGATTTGAAGACGACGAGCCGGATGCCCGCGGTGATGTCGCTGTCGCACCAAATACAGCGCGCCCTGTACCAGCGGGCGCGGGGCAACCAGCAGGTCAAGTTTCTTTACGTCACGCCGAAGAAGGCCGAGTGGCGCGAAGACGGCGATGTGAGCGAATTGCTGGCGATCGTGAAGTCGCAGACGGAGCGCCTGGAGCGCTTCCTGCGCATCTCGCCAAACGCAGAAGACCTCGCGGCGATCGTGCCGCACAACCCCGACAATTTTTTTTGGCGCGGCTCTGAGGACATACGCCGCGTCGTATTCAAAAGCTAACCGTGAAGGAGGTAGCAAAGATGGCGTTTGAGTTTGATGCAGGCCCGCGCGGCGGTGGTAACCGCTACTTGAAATGGAAGGTGCAAGGCGGCGAGACATACGGACCCGAGACGTTTGTCACCGGCTACGGTGACAGCGCCGCGGAGTACGCGCCGCTCAAGAACGGCGGCGTCGTCATGGACATCGACACGCTGCGCACCGGCTGGAACTCCTTCGGCGCGCGAGAGTGGGTTTGGAACGACAGCGTCTCGCGCTTCGCGCCGAAGCCGGACGACGAGAACGACGATTGGAAAAAGGGCTTCAGCGTCGGGCTGCAAGACGACGACGGGTCCGTCGTGTGGGAGCAAGAAGGCGCGAGCGCCTTTGGCGCGCTGGAACGCCTTGCGCCGGAGTTGCGCAAGCGCGACGGCGACAAGCTGCCCCGCGTCCGCCTCAAGAACGTGGAGCGCTTGGCAAAGCAGAAGATGGCGATCCCGATTTTGGAGATTGTCGAGTGGGTCGACCGCTCGACCGCCGCCCCGTCGGGCACCTCCACTGACGACGGCGGCTTCTGAGCCTCGCTCTGCACCACGAGGCTCGCTTGGCGGGGAGGTGATCCCTCCCGTTCACCTCCCCGCTTTTTTTCCAACGGGATACATCGGAGGACCACCCACATGAAGAAACTACTGTCAGGCCTGACACGGCGGCAGCGTTTTATCTACATCGCCCTGCTGCAGGGGGCGGGACGATGAGCGCCCAGAGCAAGGAGGCGGCGCTGGCTCTGCTGGAGCAGACCCGCGCCGAGTATCTGCAAGACGCGCGCGAGGCTGCGGTGCGGCTTGGCGAGCAATACGACCAGGTCACGATCGACGACGTGCGCGCCGTCTGCCCGCCGCCCGCGGGCATCGACCCGCGCGTGATGGGCGCGGTGTTCCGCGACGGCCTGTGGAAGGCAGTCGGCTTTGTGTCGTCTACGCGCGCGACCTGTCACAAGCGACCCGTGCGTCTGTTCGCCCTAAAGCACGGGAGGGCGTGATGTCGGCGCACGAGCATATCTACGCCACCTACGTCGGCGGCGATCCGCATGCCGACACCATCACCGCGCAGTGCGCGTGCGGCAGCGTGATCGTCTTCCCCGCGCAGGCAAGGAACCGCGTCTCGGCATGGTCAGCGCACGGCGCCGGCGTGGTCGAGGTTGAGGCAGACGAGCGGCGCTTCGTCGATGACGAGTTGGGCGTCGATGAGACAGATCGTTGACGTAGCAGGCGGCGCGGTCGTCTTCGCGACCGCAGTCGTCCCTACATGCTGGGTGATCTGCTGATGCCATACGCGGACAACGCAATGCGCAGCGCGCAACTGCGGCCCAGGGACGTCGAACACGCACGCAAGTGCGCCGCCATGATCCATGAGTACTGGATGGCGCGCGGGCACGCCATCGACCTCGATGTCGATCAGCGCGGGGTCGTCACGTCGGACATGCTTCGCGGGTATCCGCGCCGCTGGGCGGCGAGTGAAACCTGACGCCCGCGCCATACGGCAGCACCTCGACCTGCTATTCGGGGAAGCCGCGATCGAGCATCCCGACGAGCAGATCGAACTGCGTGCGCTGGGCCAGCGCGCAGTCGCCGAGATGTTCCGCCTCGACCAGATTGATCGCGCGGTTGCGTGGGCCGAGCGACTGAACCTGCGCGGGCGGAACGTCTACGTCGGCGTGAACCCACGCCGGGCGGGCGCACGCTCTGGCGGCGAGGCCGATATCGCCCGCGCCTACTGGCAGTTTGTCGACGCAGACGATGCCGCCGGCGTCGCGCGGCTGCGAAACGGCGTGGCTGTCAGGCCCGGCTTCGAGGTCGTGACCGGAAGGCAGCCGCACGAGCGCCTGCACTGCTACTGGCGGCTCGACGGCGCCGTCGAGAACCTCAAGGCGTGGCGCGAGACGCAGGAGGCGCTGCGCGATCATTTTGGAACCGACAACGTGGTGGACCCGCCGCGCATCATGCGATTGGCGGGCACGATCAGCTACCCCGCCGCGGACAAGCAGGCGCGCGGCTACGTTGAGGAGCTGGTCACGCTGAATGAGCGCGAGGACGCCGAGGCGGTCACGCCGTGGGGCCTGCGGCAGATCTTCGCCGTGCGCAGCCCGCGCGACGAGGTGCCCGCAGCAGAGCCAGGCTTCGCGCTTGATCTCGGCTCGGTGCGGGCAGAGGTCGATGCGCTGATCGACGCCGCCAAGGCGCAGGGCGCCTGGAACGCAAACGCGCTGCGGGTCGTCGGCGCGCTGGTCAACCGCGGGGCGGATGACGCTTTTATTCACGTCGCGCTGGAGCCGACGTATCGGGGAATGGATTGGCGCGACCCGCAGGAGAAGCGCCGCCTGGTGCAGTCGATGATCGATCGCACGCGCGCCAAGTGGGCCGAGGAACTCGCCGCGAAGGAGCGCGAAATCGTGGCGGTGGGCGGTAGCCGCGAGCCGGGTCGCATAAGGGCGCGCAGCTTCGACGCGACATGGTTTGACCGCCTGCGCCCGCGAGAGTTCATCTTTGGCCGCCACCTGATCAGAAAATACATATCAGCCACGGTATCTCCGGGCGGCGTCGGCAAGACCACACTTGCCCTGCTGGAGGCCATCTCGATCGCGACCGGCGAAAACCTGACCGGCGTGACGCCGGAACAAGCGGTGAACGTCTGGCACTACAATCTGGAGGACGACCTCGACGAGATCACCCGGCGGGTCTGGGCCATCTGCGCGCATTACCGCATAGACCCGCGCGACCTGGAGGGCAGGCTGTTCCTGTCGTCAGGCAGGGATGAGCGCCTGATTGTCGCGCAACCCGGACCAGACCGCAGCGTCATCGCTACGCCCGACGTCGAGGAAGTCATCGGGCAGATGGTCGCCAACAACATCGGCGTCCTTCAGGTCGATCCGCTGATCCGCAGCCATTTCGCGACAGAGAACGCCAACGACGAGATGGATGTGGTGTTCCAGCAGTTCATCGAAATCGCCCACCGGAGCAACGCCGCCGTCGACCTTATCCACCACACGCGAAAATCGGGGCAGGGCGCAACGGCGGCGGTGCCGGGGGATATAGAGAGCGCCAGAGGCGCTGGCAGCCTCGCTGGCGCGATCCGCGCAGGCCGCACGGTCACTGTCATGTCGCAGGCCGAAGCCGAGAAATTCGGGATTGAGGAGGCCCGCAGGCGCTGGTTCATCCGCGTAGATGACGCAAAGGCGAACATGCAGCCGCCCGCCGAAAGCGCCGTCTGGTACGAACGAAAGTCGGTCGAGCTGCCGAACGGGGAAAACGTCGGCACCCTGGGGCGCTGGACCCCGCCGGATGCCTTCGACGGCCTGTCAAACGAGACGGCGCGGGACATTCTCAACGCGATCGACGCCGGACTTCCAGACGGGCAGCGGTACATCGCCCGGCGCGGCAACGGCACAAATCGATGGGTCGGTGCTGTGCTGGAGGATCACGATTTCGGCGCAGCGCAGGCGCAGGAAATCGTTAAGGCGTGGGTGCGCTCCGGCGTGCTGGTCGTCGAGGACTACACGAACCCGGTGCGGAGGCGTAGCGAAAAAGGCATCGCCGTGGACCGCTCGAAAATGCCGACTGTTTAGGAGTTATTCCCGCAATGGTAGTATTTAAGGGGCTGAAAATAGGGGATACCCAGATGCGCATTTGGAGCGCATTTGGAGCGCAAACGGTGCACCGCCCGAAATTTCCGACTATAGTAGAAGCGCACGAGCGCACGAAATGCTTGGAGCGCATTTCGCGCGCACGCGCTCTCCAGCTTCGGGGCGGATCGTGGAGCGCGGGTAAAAAGATGTTCGCGGGATGGGTGTGCTGATGCCCGCCGCGAAGAAGCGAAAATACAGCCAGAGATCCACTCCCGCGAGAGGCGAGGCTGACGGGTTCTTGATCGAGACGCCGCAGTACGCCGCGCTGGCCGGCCTCGATCGCCGGGTCGCTGAGATCGAGGCCGAATGGGGGCTGGGTCGTCTGCCGCACCTGATCGACGGCGAACTGGGGCTGCGGTTTCAAAAGGCCAGGGAGGCCCTGAACGACGCGATAGGCAGCGGCGACGTCGGGCTGATAGCGCAGAAGGCCGCGAACGCTCTACGCGGCTGGGAGGCTGTTTTAGAGGCTGCTAAAGCGGCTGGGCACAAGCCCGAAGGCGACCCGGGCCGGGTGTGGCTGGCTGAGACAGACGAAGGGCGCAAGATTGCGGTCGTCCGCACGCCTGCGGATGCGCAGGCGGTGCCGGACGGCTATCAAGCCTACAGCTTGGACGAGATCGGTCGTCTGATCGACGCGCAGTGGTCGTTGCCGCACGCAGTCAAAGCCGCTTTTCCGGGGGCGACGGTGTCCGCAAGTAGGCGGTTGCCGCGCGGTGGCGACGAGGTACCGTTTTGAATCGTAAGAAGCAGCGGGTGTTGACGGACCTCGGACCAGCCGAGCGGATGCAGCACGGCGACGATTGGCGCGACGAGCCGCTCGACACGCGGCCGGGTGGTCCGAAGCGCAGGCGTATTTTGACTGCGATTCCATTAGATCGTTTCTTTCACAAGAAATTGCTGACGCGCAGGCAATTCGAGGCCGGGGAGCGGCTGCGCCTGCTACATCAGCGCGGCGCGGGGTCTGGCCGGGTGACGGCTGATCTTCAGCCGCGCACGAGCGCTGGGCGGCGCGAGATGAGCGACGGGCAGGCAGCGGCGTGGGCGGACTACGTCCGAGCGTGCAAGGCGCTGGGGCGGCTATCGCCTGCGGTTGTCGCTGTCGTGATCCACGACGAGGCTCCGAACGACTGGGCGAGGCGCACGATGGACGCTGGTCGCGCAGGCATGACGCTGCTGCGGCTTGGCCTGGATCAGCTTGCTGATTTTTGGGGGATCCCCGTTGACTAGACACTTGATCTTGTGGCAGCTACTTGGTACAAACACAATATGATGGGTGCCGTGCCGGAAAGGTGCGGTTTTTTTATGGCTAAAGATCAGAGCGTTGGCGGAATTAAAAAAGTTGGTCGGCCCGTAGGAAGCGGGCACGGGCAGCAGACCATCGTCAGGCTGCGAGCGGAGTTGACCGAGGCGCTCAACATCTTGGATCGCGGCGGCAAGCCTTTGAGCCAGATATTGGCGGAAAACCTCGAAAAAGACGCTCCTAGGACGTTGGCGGCGATCGGTCGCTACCTGCCGACCAACGTCACGGTCGAAGCCGGTGACGGCTTCCTGGCGGCGCTACAGGCGGTCGGCGAGGCGATCAGGGTCGAGCGCGACGACGACCCGATCCTGATCGATGTGTCGCCCGACAACGCCTAGCGTCAGGTTCAGAACCTGTAGGTCGGACTAGCAATATCAACAAGTTAGCCGCCTCGTTCACGTCAGGTTCACGATTCAACGCTTCTGTCCGGTAATTGTACGGATGCCGGCGAGGGCCAGCGCCGAGGTCGCGGCGGCGTCCGCGGCGGCGATCGAGGCGAGCCGCCCAGCGGCAGACCCCCCCCCCTTGAGAATCGGGCGGGGGGCGCGAGCGCGAACACACCCGGCAACAGCCGCGAGGCCAATTTGCTAGTCCACTACCCCGACTTGTTCACGCCCCAGGGTGTCGAGGCCATCAAGCGCGACTTGTCGCGCATACCGCCCCACGCCGCGGAACTGAGCAGCGGCTTGCGCACCGACTACCGCCGCGTGACGACCAGGGACTTTGGTGTTGGGCACAACTGGATCATCGACCCGATCGTCGACGTTGTCGTCGCCGCTAACGACCAGGCCTACGGGTTCCACATCGACGGCGTGGCCGAAGGCCTCAACTACCTCGTCTACGAGTCAACGGGCGACCAGTACAAGCGTCACATCGACATCCACATGGCCGACCTCAACAGCAACCGGGCGAACCGCAAGCTGACATACGTCCTGCAACTCAGCGAGCCGGACGAGTACGAAGGCTGCGATCTCGTGCTGGATGGCGGCGCAGACGCGGGCATGCCGATCCCGCGCGACTGCGGCGGGCTGTCGATCTTCCCGGCGTTCATGGCCCACGAGGTCACGCCTCTGGTGCGGGGCGCGCGGCACAGCATTGTGGGCTGGGTTCACGGGGACGCCTGGCGCTAGACCCCCCCCTGGGGGTGGGGGTTGCGTGACAGACACCCACGACCGGAAAAAATAAAATGGCGAAAGCGGCGACCGCGAAAAAGGCAAAGCCTGCGGCGAAGACGAAGGTTGCGCCAAAGTTAGACGACGCAGCCGCAACGCTAAAGGCTCTACACGACGACCCTGTTCTGTTTGTTAAGACGTGCCTCCAAGCCACGCCGCAGGAGTGGCAGATAAAAGCGCTGCAAGCGATCCGCGACCACGACCGTGTCGCTATCCGCAGCGGCCACGGCGTCGGCAAGTCTGCGTTTCTGTCGTGGGTCATCCTGTGGTGGCTACTGACGCACTACCCCAGCAAGATTGCCGCGACAGCGAACACGGCGCATCAGCTGTCCGACGTGCTGTGGGCCGAGTTGCAGAAGTGGATCAAGCACCTGCCCGAGGGCTTCCAGAAGCAGCTCGAAATCAAGAGCGACAAGATCAACCTGACGAGCGCGCCGGATAGTTTCTGTGTCGCGCGCACGAGCCGCAAGGAGCAGCCGGAAGCGCTGCAAGGGTTCCACTCCCCCAACATGCTCTTTGTGTGCGACGAGGCGTCTGGCATCCCCGACATCGTCTTCGAAGTGGGGCAAGGCTCGATGTCGACGCCGGGTGCGAAGACTTTGATGGTCGGCAACCCGACGCGGGCGAAGGGGTTTTTTAGCGATGCGTTCGCCAGCCAGCGCTGGCACACGCAGACGGTCAGTTGCCTGGACTCGACGCAGGTCAGCCGCGAGTTCATCGCGCAGATGGCCGAGCAGTACGGGGCGGACAGCAACATCTACCGCGTGCGCGTGCTGGGTCTGCCGCCTGCGGCTGACGACGACGCGGTGATCCCGCGCCATCTCGTCGAGGCTGCGGTGGGTCGAGAGGTAGACGGCCTCGCGACTGTAATGCCGGTTTGGGGTTTGGACGTGGCGCGCATGGGCGGCGATCGATCGGCGCTGTGCAAGCGGCGCGGCAACGTCGTCACCGAGCCTATCAAGACCTGGCGCGACAAGGATCTGATGCAGCTGTGCGGGATTGTTCTGAGTGAGTATGAGGCTACGCCGTATCCTGATCGCCCCAGCGAAATTGTTGTCGATTCTATTGGCCTCGGCGCTGGCGTTGTCGATCGCCTTATCGAGCTGGACTTACCTGCTCGCGGGGTCAACGTGGCTGAGAGTTCCGCAATGGGGCAGAAGTTTGTGCGTCTGCGCGATGAGCTTTGGTGGTCGGGTCGCGAGTGGCTGGAAAAGCGCGATTGCGTTCTGCCTGCGCAAGACGAGCTGATCGAAGAATTGACTATGCCGCGCTTCACATACACGTCGACTGGCAAGTTGAAAGTTGAGAGCAAGGACGAGATGCGCAAGCGCGGACGCAAATCGCCAGACATAGCGGATGCGTTTCTTCTGACCTTTGCCGGCAACGCGGCGCGGGTCACGTCTGGGGCGGCGTGGAAGTACAACCGCCCGCTGACGTATAGCGACAGCAGTTGGATCGTCTGATGGCAGACCGCAGTCTGTCGTACTACCTCGGCCCTCACCTCTCGCAGGGCTTGCTAAACGCCTACAACGCGGGCCGCGGGCTTCTTGAGTTCATGTCGCCGGGTGCTGACGTGCGTGACGCCGTGCAGTCGTCCCAATCTGCAATGCAGAACCTGGGGCAAGGCAACGTGGGTTCCGGCCTGCTCGATCTCGTCTACACGCCCGCTGCGCTGGCGGGGATGTTCATTCCAGGCTCGATCGGCGGAACGCGACGGGTCGGCGAGGCTGCGGTAGACGAAATTCTAGGCCTGGTGGACGACGTTGACCCGTCGATGCCGCGCCGGTTGGTCAATCCTGAGATGCGGGTGTTCCACGGCAGCGGGTCCGACTTCGACGTTCCCGACCCCTCCCTCCCGATGGACGAAGCCTCCCGCATGTACCCCGTAGCGCCTAGGTTGCGGCGGGACAACCCGGGCGGTGAGTGGTTGTCGAGGCAACTAGAGGATGCTGCGGAGAAGCGAGCGACCTCGGGAGAATTTACGGTTGGCGGCACGCTTGGAGGCATGGGGGGAATTACGGGGTATTTCTCTGGCCCCCTTAGAATGCGACCTGAGGCTCTGCGCGGCATCAAGGGCGCGATGGGGGAGGAGCGTTTTGCCGGTGGCGAAAAACTGCAACGGCTTCGCGAGAGCATCAAACGGGAGGGTTATAGGGATGACAGCCCTATTTTGATCGCCGTCAGGGAGGATGGTACGCCGTTTGTTCTTGAGGGCAACACGCGCATCCAAGAAGCGATAGAGTCGGGGCGTTCCGGCATTCAGGTTGAGTTGCGTTATTTGCGTGGCGCGGAGGACGTTGACGGTCCCTTGTCGCCAGACAAGCTGCCATCGATGCTTGATTTGGGCCCGAAGTTGACCGACGACCTCCCGATGGACGAAGCCTCCCGCATGGCACGGGCGCGGGAGATGGGGTTTGATCCAGAGAACATTATTTATCACGGGACAGACCCGCGAAATAAGATCACCGCGTTTGATTCATCCAGAATCGGAAGCGCCAATGACACGGGGCATTATGGCAGGGGCCATTACTTTGCAGACAGCCCAGGCGAGGCTAAGTATTACGGCGACAGCGTTGGAGAATATCTAACCAACGCGAAACTTTTGGACCTAGGGAATACGTCTGGAGACTTTACCTCAGTTGGGCACTTCAAGGATTTTGCGCCGAAGTTGGACGCAATCGGCGCGCTTGATCCGAGCCAGAAGCAGTCCCTAACGTCGCTTAGGGCGCTTGAAAAATACCTAGACGCCAACATTGAGTATTTGCCCGCACAAAACAGGGACGGGACTGATGGATGGCATGCCAGGGTCAAAAACCCCGCGCCAGGATACACCGACAACATTGAGATGAACCTTGGCCCAAGAGGGTTTGCGGAGTCTAAGGAGGCCGCCAAGGAGTCACTCAAACACAAGCTAATCTACGAGATGGACGCGTTCCATAAGGATGTTTTCCCCGGCGTTGCAGACCATCACGTTTCGCTTTCCGATTACGTCAGGACAGACCTCGGTTCTCAACAGCTTACTGACGCAGCGAAAAAGGCGGGCTACGAAGGCATTAAATTTGGCGACGAAACTGTGGTTTTTGATCCAAAAAACATTCGTTCAACAAAAGCCAAGTTCGACCCCTCCAAGAAAGACAGCGCCAACATCCTCGCTGGTGTAGGTGGGGGTCTGCTCGCAACTGGCGGTGCCGGGCTTCTTGGCGCTGGCGCTTACGGCCAGCAAGAGCAGTAATGGCGAAAAAGTCGTCGGCTTCCCGCACGCCATCGGGCCGCGTGAAATATCGTGGCGAGTCGTTCGCAGGCTTCAACAAGCCCAAGCGCACGCCCGGCGCGTCGAAGAAATTTGCGGTGTTGGCGGCGAAGGGCGACGACATCAAGCTGGTACGCTTCGGCGACCCCGACATGACGATCAAGAAACAAATCCCGTCGCGGCGGGCAAGTTTCCGCGCGCGGCACAACTGCGACACGGCGGACGACAAGTTCTCGGCTCGCTACTGGTCGTGCAAGAAATGGTGACGCATGCCAACAAAGCGACCCGGCCTCTACGCCAACATTCACGCCAAGCGCAAGCGTATCAAAGCGGGCAGCGGCGAGCGGATGCGCAAGCCTGGGTCTGCGGGCGCGCCGTCGGCTGCCGCGTTTAAGGCTGCCGCGAAGAAACCTAAGGGGAAGAAGAAATGAAGATGCAGGGCAAGATGACTGGCAAGAAAAGCGGCAACTACGGCAAAGGCAAGCCGGGCGGGAACGTAAAGACGGGGAAGTATTGCAGCTAGCGCTGCGGGTTTAAGCCAATGGCAAAGATGCACGACGACGACTTTTCCTCGCTATTCACAAACGAGGTGCAGAACGCCGTCAACTATTACGACACCGAGTTCTCTCAGGATCGCGTGGACACGCTGTCGTATTACCTAGGCGATTCGTTCGGCAACGAGGTCGATGGCCGCTCGCAGGTCGTCGCCACCGAAGTCAGTGACGTGATTGAGTACATGATGCCGTCGCTGATGCGCGTGTTCGGCAACGGCGACTTCGCCCGCTGCCTGCCGCGGCAGCCCGAGGACGTGGCGAGCGCCGAGCAGGCGACTGAGTACCTTAATTTTGTGCTGTCGACGCAGAACCCTGGGTTCCGCATCCTGCACAACTGGATCAAGGATGCCCTGCTGTTCAAGATCGGCGTCGTCAAGGTCTACTACGAGGAAGACGAGAAGATCGTCGAGGATGAGTTCGAGGGCGTGACGCCTGCGCAGCTTGCCGTCTTGACCGACGACGACGCCATCGAGATTGCCGAGCAGGAGAGCATCGAGGTCGGCGTAGATGACGAGGGCGAGCCCGTCGTCGTCTACAACGTCAAGATCAAGCGCCGCGTGCCTGACGGCTCGATCCGTATCAACAACATCCCGCCAGAGGAGTTCCTGTTTAATCGCCGCGCGACCGACATGGAGAGCGCGACGTTCGTCGGCCAGCGCACGCAGATGACGGTCAGCGACCTTGTGGCGATGGGCTACGACCAGGACGAGGTCGAGCGCTACGCGGGCTATCACGAGCTTGACCAGGAGCAGGAGCGGCAGCAGCGCTTCGAGGAGATCGAGAGCGGCACCAACCTGGAGAGCAAAGACCCGGCGCTGCGCGAAGTCATGGTCGTCGAGGGTTACATCTACTCCGACTACGACGGCGACGGCATCGCCGAACTGCGCCGCGTCGTGTCGATCGGCGAAGGCACGCACATTCTGGAAAACGAGGAGTGGGACAAGGTGCCGTTCGCGGTCCTGTCGCCGATTCTGATGCCGCACCGCCTGGTCGGGCGCAGCGTAGCCGAGCAGGTCATGGACGTGCAGCTAATCAAGTCCACGATCATGCGGCAGCTCTTGGACAATCTGTATCTGCAAAACAACTCCCGCGTCGTGGCGGTCGAGGGCCAAGTCAATCTCGATGACCTGTTGCAGGCGCGGCCTGGCGGCATCGTGCGCACCCGCGCGCCGGGCATGGTTGCGCCGCTGAATGTGCCGCAGGTCGGCCAGCAGGCGTTTGCGATGCTGGAGTACATGGACGCGGTGCGCGATCAGCGCACGGGCATGTCCGCCGCCAGCATGGGGCTTGATCCTGATGTGCTGCAGTCGACCACCGCTGCGGCTGTGTCCGCGACGATGCAAGCCTCGCAGGCGAAGGTCGAGATGATCGCGCGCGTGATGGCAGAGACGGGCATGAAAGACCTCGCGTCGCTCATTCTCAAGTGCATCGTGAAGTATATGCCGCAGGCGCAGATCGTGCGTTTGCGCAATCAGTTCGTCGAGATGGACCCATCGACCTGGGCGACCGACTACGACATCGAGGTCGAAGTTGGGCTCGGCAACGGGCGTGACGAGGAGCGTCTTGCGATGCTTGTGCAGATCGCGGGCAAGCAGGAGCAGTTGCTTCAGCAGCTTGGCGTCACCAACCCGGTCGTCAGCGTGGGTCAATATGTCAACACGCTGAAGCGTATCGCCGAGATGGCCGGGTTCAGAGACACGTCGCAGTTCTTCAACAGCGGGCCGCAGTTGGAAATGGCGATGGCGCAGCAGGCGCAGCAGCAAGAGCAGGCGCCTGACCCGGCGCGGCAGCAGGCCGAGGCCGAGATCGCGCTGAAGCGCGAGAAGATGCAGGCCGAGATTGCGCTGAAGCAGGAGGAAATGCGGCTCGATTTCGAACTGCGCAAGCAGGAGTTGGAAGCTGAGTTGGCGCTGCGGGCGCAGAGCGTGCAGCTTGGCAATCCCGTGAGCGCCAATTTACCGAGGGCATAGAGATGAGTTTTGGTGGCGGCGACGTTGCGTCGCTTGGTATCGGCCTGGGCGTTGATCCGGCGAGCTTTGATGCTTACGGCGGGATTACGGTGCCGGGCACCGACGTATCTGTCGATCCGACCGTGCAGGGCATGGTGACCTACGACAGCCTTGCGCCACTCGGTTACAACGAAGCTGCAAACCAGGCGGATCAAGCGACGATTGGCGCGTCGTTCTCACCCGATGCCGCGATGGCAGAAGAAGCGATAGAAGAAGCGATACGCAGCCAACAGGATGCTGAGTTCAACACGCTGCGGGAGGCAGAGGGCGGAAAGCTCTACGCCGAACCGTTGTTTGATCTTCCGGTGTTGTCGCTTCTTGGCCCGCGCACCATCAAAAATGCGATCGGCAGAACGATGCCGGCGCAGACGGTGTTAGCAAACCTTCCATACGTCGGCGGCTTGCTTTCGGGCGCCATGACCTCGGGGTATCCAGACAACACCTTTGGCGACTTCCCTGGCGACGCGGTTAGCCCGCCGTCCGAGGAAGAGATTGCCGCGGCGCAGCGGCAGATGCAGCCAGTCATGCCAGTGCCAGATCCTGTGCCTGTCGTTGTGCCCGCGCCGACCGCCAGCCAGGTCTACGCTACGGCGCAGCCGTACTATCGCCGCACGCTGCTGGACGCAGCGCCTGCGGGTTTCGCAGATTTCGCTACGTTGAACGATGCGTTCAACCGCTCTTACGCGATGCGGCCCGCGATCTACCAGACGCCGCCAGCGGTTGACCTGCTTGGCCGGCAAGGGTTCGTGCCGCTCGCATGACCCCTGGCAAACTGCGGGAGGAGGCTGATCGCGGCGCAAAGGCTGCGGCGCTCCTGCGCAACGATCTGTTGATCGAGGCATTTGACACTCTCGAAGCCCAGTACACGACCGCTTGGGCTGAAAGCCCGGCGCGTGACGTCGACGGGCGCGAGCATCTGTTTGTGCTGCTGAAGTCGCTTCGCGCGGTGAAGCAGCACCTCACGACTGTCGTGGAGACAGGCAAGCTGGCCGAGCGCCAGTTGCATCAAACAAGCAAATAAAGGTGACACATGAACGAAGCCGGGATGCCTTCGGGCACTGGCAGGTTCTCGACGGCTGACGCTGTCGAGGCTCTCCTGGGAAAAGCGGTAGCCCCTGTCGAGCAGGCAAGCGAAGCGACCGAGGAGCCGGAAGCTGAAACCGACGAGGTCGAAGCAGTTGCGTCGGATGACGCCGTGGAAGATGAGGCCGGTGACGATGACGATGTCGCCCAAGCCGACGACGCTGCGGATGATGACGACGCCGTAGAGGAAGTCGAGGCCGAGGAGGCCGAAACTCTCTACACAGTCAAGGTGGACGGGCTTGAGCAGGACGTTACTCTCGACGACCTGGTGAAATCCTACCAGCTTGAATCTGCCGCGCAGAAGCGCCTATCTGAGGCCGCCGACCAGCGAAAGCAGGTCGAGGCCGAGCAGACGGCGGTTGCGCAAGAGCGTGAACGCTACGCTCATGGCTTGCAACAGATTGCTGCCACCTTGTCGGCGCAGCAAATGTCTGAGGCTGATCTTCAGAAGATGCAAGAGGAAGACCCTTTTGCATACCAGCAGGAGAAACTTGCACAGCTTGAACGTGCTGAAGCGATGCGGCGGATAGCCGCCGAGCAGCAGCAGTTGTTTTCGCAGAAGGTGCAAGAGGAAAACGTGCGGTTGCTTGACCGCATCCCTGAATGGCGAGATCCCGATGTTCGGCGCAAGGAACAAGAGGCCATTGTTACCTACGCAAAACGTGTGGGGTTCTCGGATGCCGAGTTGTCGCAGGCCAGCGACAGCCGAGCGATCGAGATACTGCGCAAGGCTCATCTGTACGATGAGCTGCTGAAGACACAGGTTCCTGCTGTGAAGAAAAAAGTCGCCGCGGCCAAAAAGATGGTCAAGGGCGGGCAGCCGAAGACACGAAAGCAAGTCGCCTCCGACAATCAGCGAAGGGCTTTTGAGCGTTTCGCAAAGAAAGGCAGCGTCGATAGCGCTGTCGAATACTTACTCAACAAAACCTAGGAGCAGACTAAATGGCTGTGTTCAAAACTTCAGACGCGGTGGGCGAGAAAGAAGACCTCTCCGACGTCATCACACGCATCGACCCCGACGAGACGCCGATTTTCTCCAACGCCAAGAAGGAAGTCACGCGGGGCGTTTTCCATGAGTACCAGGTGCAGGAACTCGCTGCCGCATCCGCAACTAACTACGCTGCGGAAGGTGCGTCATACTCGTATGTCAACCCGACAGCGACGACGCGGCTCGGGAACTACCACCAGATCGCCGTGCAGGCTGCGAGCGTGTCGAACACTCTCGACTCGGTCGATAAGGCGGGCCGCGATCGTGAGACTGCATACGTTAAGGTCATCAAGGGCATCGAGCAGCGCCGCGACATTGAACGGTCGCTGACGCTTGACCAGGCCCGTGCGGCGAGCGACCCGCGCAAGATTGCGGCGTTCCCGGCGTGGATGACGAACGTGTCCCTTGTGTCCCCGTCCACTACGGCGACCGGCGATGGCACCGACACCTCTGACGGTGCTGGCACCAACGCCGCGCTCACGCTCGCGAAGATCGACTCGGTCATGGAGGATTGCTACACCGATGGTGGGCAGCCTGACATGATGGTCGTATCGCCGGCGAACAAGGTTGCGTTCTCGGACCTGTCGTCCGGATCGGTGGCGACTGCGCAGTTGCAGTACACCGCACCGCGCGAGATTGCGATCATCGGTGGCGTGTCGCTTTACCTGACCGACTTCGGTCAGTTGAACGTCGTCATCGATCGCTTCATCGCGAACGATCGCATCTTCCTGCTCGACAGTGACTACTACTCGATCGGTCACCTGCCGGGTCGCATGTTCTCGGTGAGCGACGTTGCGCCGACCGGCGACAACACGCAGTTCGCGGTCGTGTCCGAGTACACGCTCATCAACAAGGCGCCCAAGGCTCACGGCGCCGTGCTTGATCTTTCGACCAGCTAGTCCAGCTAGCAGAGCCTGACGACGGAAAGGGGCGACTTCGGTCGCCCCTTTTTGCTTGGAGAACAAATGCACAAGAAGCTGATTTCGCTCGATCCGATCACCAAGAAAAAGACATGGCTGACGGACGATGTAGATGGTCTGTCTATTCTCACTGAGCAGGACACGACGCCCATCGTCGAGGGCGCAAAGGCGCAAGAAAAAGAATGGCGTCGCGGCGACATGATCGGCAACACGCAGCGGCACCAGCAGAAGATCGCCGAAATTCCGAGCGTGATCTACTACGACCTCCTCAAGAAATTCGGTCAGCCCCGCGACAACATGAAGGCGTGGAAGCGGTGGCTTAATGATCCCGACAACAGGGCGTTCCGCACCACAGGCGGGCGTGTGTAGCCAATGGCACTCGCAACCTACAGCGACCTCAAGACGGCGGTGGCGAACCACCTCGCGCGCGACGACCTCACGTCCGCGATCGATGACTTTATCGATCTCGCAGAGGCTCGCTTGTCTCGCGAGCTAAGTCCTCGCTCGACGCACAAGCGCGCCACCGCCACCACCAGCGCGGGCGACGAGTATGTGACGCTGCCGACTGATCTGCGCAGCATCCGCCTCGTGCGCCTCAACACCGACCCGCGGGTTGTGCTGGAGTTTATGACGCCAGGCGACCTCTACAGCGCATATCCAAACAGCGGGCAGGCGAAGCCGCGCGCGTACACGGTCATGGGTAGCGAAATCGCGGTGCGCCCGATTCCTGACACGACCTACACGATCGAACTCGTGTACGCCGAGGGCCTCGCTGCGCTTTCGGGCAGCAACACGACGAACACCGTGCTGACGCGATATCCAGATGCCTATCTGTACTCGACGCTCGCCGCCGCCTATCGCTACCTGATGGACGAGCAGCGCGCGTCATATTTTGACGGCCTGACGACTGTCGCGATGGACGAAATCAACCGCAGCGAGGAAGCCGCACGGCATCCATCGGGCGGGCTTGAGATGAAGGCTACATTTTACGGAGAATTTACGCGATGAGCGCATCGAACTATCTGGAGGACAAGCTCCTCGATCACACGCTTGGCGGGACCGCGTTCACGCAGCCGTCTGGGCTCTATCTCGCTCTATCGACGGGGTCTTTCGCCGACGACAATAGCGGCACGGAACTCAGTGGGTCTAACTACAGCCGCAAAGCAATGACGTTCGCTGCCGCCAGTAGCGGCTCCGCTGCAACGAACGCTGCGGTGGAGTTTGACGCCGCGACAGGCTCGTGGGGCACAGTCAGTCACTGGGGTATCTACGATGCGTCCACGAGCGGCAACTTGCTGTTTCATGGATCGTTTACGGCGTCGAAGACTATTGCGACCAACGATATCTTGAAGGTCGCGTCTGGCTCGATCACGATTAGCCTCGACTAATAAATGCCCGCCGATATTGTTGGTCCGAGCCTCGACGACCTAGACGCTTGGGGCACGCTCGACAGCCTCGCTTACAGTCTCGACAACGCAATATGGACGACAAGCGCGCTGCGCTACGCAGGGGCGAGCGACAGCAGCGCGTTCACGCCGAGCGGTTCGGCCTTTGGTGTTTTCGACGTCGCGGGGACCGCCGCACTTTCGACGACGACGACGGGTTCTGCGAATAGGGTCGCGCTGGCATCTGGCAGCATCTCCCCAGCGTTTGCAACGAGCGGCGCGGCACTGCGCATCCAACTGCCGAGCGGTTCGGCAAGCGCGACGTTCACAGGAACCGGCCAGGCGTTTTCGCTTGTTGCGATTTCTGGAGACGCCGCGTCTGTTCTCTCGACGACAACTGGCGATGCATTTGCAGTCATGGATGCGGCTGGCTCGGCAAGCATTACATTGACGACGACTACAACAAGCTATGCGCTTGGCGAAAGTTGGGCCGTGATCGCGACGGGTAGCGACACATGGACCGAGCAGACAGCGGGCGCTCAGACTTGGGCTTTGCAATGAATAAGTTTGGCGAGTGGCTGCCAGACCAGCCAAGCTACAACAACCCCGGCGTCACGCTCGCGACCAACGTGGTGCCCGTGGCTGCGGGCTATAAGTCGTTCAAAGCTATGTCGGATTACAGCGGCGCGGCTGACGCATACCTGCGCGGCATCTATGCCGCGAAGGGATCGGACGCAACGAACAACCTGTTCGCGGGCGATGAAACCAAGCTCTACCTCTACAACAGCGCAACAACTGCGCTGGACAATAAGTCGAAGGCGGGCAACTACACGCTAGGCTCCACTGATCGTTGGAGGTTCGTGCAATTTGGCGACCGCGTTATTGCGGCGCACGGCACCAGCGACATCCTGCAAAGCTACGAGATCGGCACCTCGTCGCTGTTCGCCGACCTCACGGGCTCTCCCGCTGCACGCTATCTCGCGGTCGTGCGTGATTTCGTGGTCACCGGCTACGTCACCTATGGCGCGACGACTTACCCGCGCCGTATCCGCTGGAGTGGCATAGACGACGCGACTGCGTGGACGGTCGGAACAAGCCAGGCCGATGTGCAGGACATCAGTGACCTCGGCAATGTGACGGGCGTGGTTGGCGGCGAGTATGGCGCGGTGCTGTGCGAGCGCGGCATCGTGCGGATGAGTTACGTTGGCTCTCCGCTGATCTTCCAGTTCGACAAAGTCGAAACATCGCGCGGCTGTCCGTACCCGGGCAGCGTCACAAACGTCGGGCCGTTTGTATTCTATCTCGCGGGCGATGGCTTCTATCTGTTCGACGGCAGCTCGTCGAAGGCGATCGGCAGCGAGAAAGTTGACCGCACATTTTTCGACGAGTTTGATCGCGATAAGGCTCATCGACTGTCGGCAGCGGTTGACCCGGCAAACAAGCTCGTCGTCTGGGGCTACCCGGTCAAGAGCGGCAGCGGCACGCCGACCAAGTTCCTAGTCTACAACTACCAGCTCGGACGCTGGTCGAGCATCGACCAGACCCACGACTTAGTCGCTACATTTTTCTCGCCAAGCTACACGCTTGAGGGGCTGGACAACGTCAACTCATCGCTTGATGCGCTGACGCCGTCGCTCGATGACGTCGTGTGGGTCGGTGGCGAGTACCTTTTTGGTGGCGGGCGCAACAACAAGATCCAGATATATAGCGGCAGCAACCTGACAGCGACAATCGAAACTGGCGAGTTCGAGTTTACGCCGGGCCGCGCCTCGTTGCTGACGCAGGTGCAGCCCTACCTCGATCGCCAAGCAGCGGCGACTGCTCCGACTGTGACCGCGCAGGTCGCGAGCCGTGCGCGGCCGTTTGACGCGCAGACTTATGGGTCGGCGGTGTCGGTCAACAGCGACAACTTCATTCCGTTGCGATCGAGCGGTCGGCTCCATCAGGTCAAGTTTAGCGCGAGCGACTTCGGCACCTTTCAGGGCTACGACGCGGTGGTGCAGCAGCGCGGCTCGCGATGACCGACTTCAACTTTCGCAGGCTGCAACCCGCGCCTAGCCCGCGCGAGGTTGCGGAAGTGGTAAACGGGCTGCTTGACGGGCGGGCCAACAACACCGGCACGGTCACGCTGACCGCTAACCAGGCGACGACGAGCGTGACTGATTACCGGGCGGGGCCGCAAAGCGTGATCCTGCTGACGCCGCTCACCTCCAACGCCGCGGCAGAGGTTGGTGCCGGCGGCATGTACATCTCCGCGCGGGCGAAGCAGTCGTTCACGCTGACGCACGCGAACAACGCGCAGACGGATCGCGACTTTGCATACATCGTGGTCGGATGAGTTCGAGCGCCTGACGCCGCACATCGAGGCGGCGCTGGCGCACGCGGGCAACACGCACACGCCAGCGGACGTGTGGGCCGCGATCGAGCGGAGAGACGCGCAGTTCTGGCCGCTGCACAACTCGGTCATCGTGACAGAGATCGTCAGCTATCCGGCTGGCCGCAGCGTGCGGTTCTGGCTGGCTGGCGGCAACCTCGATGAACTGCTTGAGGCCGAGCCGCTCGTGACGCGGTGGGCGAAAGAGAATTACGGATGCACGCGCGCCGAGGTGATCGGGCGTAAAGGCTGGGTGAGGAAATTGACTGATTATCGACCGGCAGCCGTGCTGCTGACGAAGGAGATTGCAAGATGAGTAAGGGCGGCACCAAGACAGTGCAGACGCAATCGTCTGTGCCTGAGTTTATCAAGCCGTTTTACACGCGTGGCTTGGAGGAAGCCGGGCGCCTGTACGATGCGCAGGGGCCAGATTACTATCCCGGCTCGACAGTCGTGGGCATGGCACCTGAGACGCAGCAAGCGTTGAGCATGGCGCGCGACCGCGCGCTTGCCGGATCGCCGCTGACACAGGCTGCGCAGGGCTACACGCAGAATGTTCTGGGCGGGCAGTTCCTTGGGCAAAACCCGTTTCTTCAGCAGGCGCTCGACCCCGCGTTCCGCGCGGTGACCGACCAGGTCAACTCGCAGTTTGCGCGCAGCGGACGGCTGGGGAGCGGCGCATACACTGACGTGCTGTCGCGCAACCTCGCCGACACTGCCGGGCAGCTTGCCTATCAGAACTACCAGCAAGAGCGGGCGCGACAGGATGCGGCGTCTCGGGCTGCGCCGCAAATGGCCGATCTCGATTTCGCCGATCTCGCGAGGCTACAGGGCGTCGGCGCTGCGCGCGAAGCGCAGGCGGGCGCAGAGCTGCAAGACCAGGTCGCTCGATATCAATATGAGCAGATGAGGCCGCAACAGAAGCTCGCGGACTATCTGACCGCGGTGCGCGGTGGCACGTTCGGCTCGACCAACACGCAGCCTGTTTTTCGCAACACCGGCGCAGGCTTCCTGGGTGGCGCGCTTGGCGGCGCGCAGCTTGGTAGCCTGGTGCCAGGCATCGGGCCGCTGTTTGGCGCAATCGGCGGCGGCCTGCTGGGAGGTTTCGCATGAGTTTCCCCCGCGGCGTGCCGGTCTCGGCAATCAGCAACACGATCCAAAGCGCGGCTATGCGGCGTCCGACGCCGGTCGCGCCTGTTCCGGCTGCGCCTGCCCCCGCCGCAGTCGCACCCGCTGGCGTGCAGATGGGCGGCATGAACCTGGCGCCGTTGATGCAGATGCTTGCCGCGCCCACGCCACAGCCAACGGGGCTGCTGGGCACATCGTTCAACGATCCGCGCACGCAGGCAAATCTGGCAGCGGCTGGCGCGCTGCTCCAGCAGGGCGGCTACAGCGCCACGCCGACCACGCTTGGGCAGGGGCTTGGCGCAGCGCTGCAATTACGTTCTAAAGAAATGGCGCGGCAGCAGGCGTTGCAGGATGCGCGGCGGCAGCAAGCCATTACCAACGCTATTTCTATCGCGTCGATCAAGCCCGCCACGCCATCGGCGATTGACGCAAAGATCGCCGCTGGCATACGAGCGGGCCTGTCTTACGAAGACGCTTACAAAAACGCCATGTCGTCGACCGGCACTACTGTCAATTTAAGCACTGGTGCTAAAGGGGAGCAGGGTCTTGTCGACGCTTTTGAAAAAACGGTAACTGGCATCGACGCCTCAAACGATCTGATTTCAAAGGTCAACCCGTTAATCAATTTGCTTGAAGATGGTTTGGCGACAGGTTTTGGGCAGCCAGTGGTTGTTGGGGTGCAGCGCCTTTTAGCGCGGATCAACCCAGAAGCAAGCCAAGAAATGTTGAACACCATCGCCAACAGTGAAGAATTTGCAGCGACCCTCAACACGATCATTCTGCCTCAAGTCAAGATGCTGGGCGTTAATCCAACAGACGCCGATCTCAGATTTGTCAAAGGCGGAATGGCAGACCTTAGCAAAACGCCTCAAGGCAATATGGTGTTGCTGAAAATGGTTGTGCTGCAAGAGCAAAGAAAAATGGCGCTCGATCAGGCCGAGCAAGACTACATTAGCAAAAACTACCTGTCGGAAGATCCATACAAGGTTCGTATGGGGGCTGCAAAAGCAAGAGCCGCTGTGCGGGCGCAAAGACCAGATTTGTTTGGCGATGATGTCGTTGCGAAACTGCGCGCAGAGGCGAGCGCAGCGATGAGTGCCGCCAACCCAAATGGTAGAGATATCGGCGAGTTTACCGATTAAAGCCCACGATTAAGGATAGCCTTGATGGCAGAGATTAAAGACATCGTCGCGGCGATGAATGATCTGCAACGCCAACTAGAGCAAGCGCCAACCTTGAACTCAAAAGGTAAGGAGATGCTCACAGCGCTGCAAAGCACCGAAACCGGCACGCTCGCGCAGCAATACGCGCAAGGCGCTACCGCTTCATTTAGCGACGAAGTTGCTGCGGCGTTTGACTCGTGGATCGGCAGGTATTTCAGCAACAACCCGATACAGTCGCTTGCTGGCAAAGCTGGCATCTCAGAAGATGTCTCGCCCTACGAAATGAACCTCGCGCAAGAGCGCCGCGGCATGCAGAACTACGCTGCCGAAAACCCGCTCAAGTCTATGGGCGCCCAAGCCGCGGGCGCCCTCACAACCGCACTCATCCCTGGCTTGGGCCAGTCGGCTCTGGGGCGCACTGGCGGACAGGTTGTGCGCCAAGTCCCCACAATCGGCAGAGCAGTCGGCGTTGGTACGGCGGCAGGCGCTGCGGAAGGCTTCGGCGCAGGTGAGGGTGGTCTTGGCAATCGTGCTACGAGTGCAGTCGGGGGTGGTGTCGTGGGTGGCGTTTTGGCCCCGGCTGGCGAACTCGCAAGGCGTGGCATTGGCAGCGTGGCGCGAGGCGTCTCTGCTGCAATCGATACGCCTCAAAGATTTGGTCGCCGCACCGCTCAGAAAATGCTGCGCGAAGCGTTGCAGGACGATGGGCTGGGCACGACCGACGACGCGATGGAGAAATTCTTAGAAGCGTCTGGATTGCCCTACACGCTGGCAGACCTCGGCGAAAACCCTCGTGCACTACTTGACGCTGCCGGTGTCATGCCGGGGCCGGGTAAGTCAGAAGCCATGAAATTCTTGCGTGATCGCAGCAAAGGCAAGGCAGGCAGGATTACCGGGTCTATCAGAAAAATCTTGGGCAAGCGCGGCGCGTTCTTTGAAGACTACGCGGCTATGTTTGCTGCGCGAAATCAGGTCGGCGACAAGCTGTACAAAATTGCGCATAAGCAAGACATCGAAGTCACGCCAGGCATCATCAATGTGCTTGGGACTACAAGCGCTCAAAATGCTGTAGCCCGTGCGGCCCGCTTGGCTGAACTAGACGGTCTGAAGTTGCCCAACATTATCGTCAGAGAAGGCAAGCTATTGCTTGACGGTGACGAGGTGAAGGCAGTCAACACACGCTTCCTGCATTACATCAAGATGGGCCTTGATGATGAGATAGGCGATGTCTTCACCACTGGAATAGGCGCGACTGAACGTCGAGGGTTGACTGCTCTGAAGAACAGGTTTCTCGATGAAATCGACGGACAGAACAAAGCGTACAAGAGAGCGCGAGACTTCTGGGCCGGTGAATCATCAGTCATTGATGCAATGGAACAGGGTCGGTCAATCTTACGACAGAACCCAGAAGACCTGTCTTTGCAGATGCAAAAATGGAGTAAGTCTGAAGCAGAGGCGTACCGCAATGGAGCGATGAGCGCGATCATAGACGCCGTCGAAAATTCGGTCGAAGATGCCAACATCGCACGCAATCTACTAAAGACTGAGAATAAGAAAAAACTTCTACGCCTTACTTTTGAGCCGGGGGAAGCGGGCGACAAACAATTCGCAGAGTTCACGCGAAACCTGCAAAAAGAAATCGACATGGCTGACACCTTCGGCGGTGTGCTTGGGAACAGTCGAACTGCCGCAAGGCAAGAAGCTGTCGCTCGCATTCGCGAGGCCGTAGCAGAAGGCTCGACGCCGCCAAGCAGTATTTTTGACGCAGTTACGCGCATCATCCGCAGCGATATCTCCGGTGTTGCTGAGAGCCGAGAAAGAGCGGTTGCACAGCAGTTGGCAAAGATGCTGACCGAGGCTGACCCTAACAAAGTGGAGCGTATTCTTGCTTCTCTCGAAAAGCGACGCTTATCGGCAGTACTTCCAGGCATCACGTCAATGCTTGCTCGCCCGGTATTCAACCCTGCCGCACTCGGACTAATTGGCGGACAGCAGGGTGGCCCGCCAGCACAGACGATACTTGGGCCGCAGGTGACGGGCCTACTCGGCACTCTCTAACCAACAGAAAACACTAACCGACCAGCCCGCCTAGCGCGGGCTTATTTGTGCGAGGATACCAATGGCGAAAAACTCGATCGCGGACTACTCGGCCACCGCCGCGAGCAACACCGACATTCAAAGCGTAAACATCGACGAGGGCTGCGCGCCGTCCGGCATCAACAACGCTATTCGCGAGTTAATGGCTGACATCGCGGGAGAACTGTCGCCCACCGCCGATGCGCGATTCGCGGGCGTCAACTATCCCGCCATCGCTGGCATCGTCGAGAGCAACGCAAACTTCATTGATGCCTGTCTCGTCGGACCATCAGTCGATGGCAAGGCGTGGGCCGGTAAGTTTGAGAACGGATCAGTTTGGTCAAGCCTGATGCTTGCCACGGTAGAAACCAGTGGCTCTGACGCCGAAGTCAACATTTGGGATTTGACGGCTGGTACGCTTGCGAGCGCAACGCCACTTGCGACTGTCACCTTGACCGGCGCAACACCGACAAGCATTGCCGCAAGCATGGGCTATGTGATTGTTGGCACCAGCGATCAAGGAATGCACATTGTCGATCCGCACGGTGGGTCGTGGGCAGAACGCACCGATGGTTGGCCCTATTCGCTTTCATCTACGACGACGCCCGCCTTGACCAATGACAATGTGCAGTTCGTTTGCGCTGGGCTTGCTCAACAGCCGCCATTCGACCCGCGCACTGGTGGTCCGATGCCTTCTTTTGGTGTTTCTTATGGCGCCGGTGCTGACGGGTATTCTCTAGTCAAGCATGACGGCAACGTATGGGACCGCGCTGAAACGATAACGAGTGGGGCTCCAATTAGCATATCTGGCGGCCAGTTTTTTGCAGTTAGAGAATCCGTTGCAGATATTATTTATAAATCCCGCGCACCGATAGACCAAATCACAGCGGACGATTGGAGTGTGACAAACTTAAGCGGGAGCCAATATAATCAACCAGTCCAAGTAGACACATCGCTTGATATTATAGAAAGGTTTTCGGTCGGAGCGGATACTGACGGTCTTTCTTTGGCCTATGGTTTCCTCTTTGATGGTTCTCTAGGGTCAAGCGACTCTATTTGGGCAAATATCACAACCACCTATAACACTGGTTATAACAGCCAAGGATCGGTTCTTACTGCTTTTGCGAACAGCGCGACAGCCGATAGGTCTGGAGGAGCCAACACGCTAACCGCTGGCGGCACCACCACAGAGATTACGCCGTACACTGGCGCAGAGATTAAGGCATACCGAATCTCTGCCGGGGCGACGAACAACACCCCGACCGGCGATGCCGACTTTGAAATGGGCACCGGGTCGTTTTCTGTCTGTATTTGGGTTTACGCCGAAGCTGGTGCGGATAGCGTAGCGATTATGCAATATCGCAATGCCTCGACCGGCGCGGTCCCGCAATGGGGCATAAACACATCAACCACCGATTTACAGGCGGGTGTGAATGATGGCTCAAATTCTGCTACGGCAACGTGGACCGGTGGGCACACCTTTATTGCGGACGGAAATCCACACCTTGTCGGGTTTAGCTTCAACGGCACATCCAAGACGGTCACGCTTTTCGTTGATGGCAATGAGGTTGCGAGTGCAACGAACGCCAGCATTGGCAACGTATCTGGCGGGGCTTCGTTTGCATGTGGTATCGGCGCGTCACCAGAGGGCGGCAACGAGTTTGACAACACAAACAACTGGTTGTCGCTTGCGCGGATAACGAAGGGCTCCGAGATTACCGGCGATCAATTCAAGAAGATGTACGAAGCCGAGGTCGGCATGTTTGCTGATAATGCGAAGTGCCTCCTGCAAGGCGCGAGCGACGCTGTTCTCGACGCCCGAATCGATCCGCTGACCGGCAAGTACATCGTCACTCAGTCCGATACGCAAGACATCTTCGACGGGCTTGCTATCGAAAGCGAGCGCACCATCGCGACTGGCGGCACCACGTTCGAGCATGGCTTGCTCTGGGGCGATGGTGTTGCCGAAATAAACGATGCGAACCTGTATGCGTCGATGCCCGCAACCAATCAGCGGCAAGTCAACGAGATGGTCCGGTCGATGGCGGCGGAACTTCCGGCGGGCGTTGATCTCAGCAAGGCGAAGGCTTGGTGCATTTGGGACATGAGCGGCGGCTCGGCAGTCATTCAATCCAGTTACAATGTTGAATCTGCCGTGCGAACTGCGACCGGTAAGACCAACATTTATTTTTCTGTGCCATTCAAACACAGAGATACAACTAACCGGACGCATTACGTTGCTGTGGCGTCCTCGATTGCGTCCACTTACAACTGCGAACCCGCTGGCCTCTACAAGGATCGCGTGCTGGTTTATGTTCGCAATGACAGTGGCAGCTACACAGACCCGTCTTGGGTTTCGGTAATCTGCTTTGGAGAACTAGAAAATGAATAGTCGCATCGTCACCGCTGATGGAGCGGTCATTCACTCCCTCAATCCATCGGCCACCATCGCAAAGCTAATGGAAGCCAAGGCAACCCCAGCGACTTATGATGCTGGTGGAGTTGAACTAACACCTAAGACTTACCCTGATGCTGCTACTGTTTATGAGGAAGTAGACATTGATGCTGTCGATCTACGCACACACAGGTGGCTCTCCGCTCGCTACGACAGCGAGGAATGGGCTGCGCTTCGTGCAGAACGTGATCGGTTGCTGGCGGCAAGCG